TTTTTTTTTAAGAGGAGGCTACCACGTTGCCAGCGATATACAATATACATTATAACAATATACATTATCTACATAGTCTTGTCAACGTAATATTCCGTACATAGTCTCCAAGTTAATTAAATTATTTAAATGACTATTCATAATAGTAATATAGTGTCACTTCCCGAGTTGTAGTTGGCCCTTATGTCATTTCCCGCTGTATAGATATAGATGAATAGAAACAAAAAAACCCTAGAACGCATATAGCGCCTAGGGTTAGTTTGTTGTATGTTCTAGGTTCGCATGGTTAGATTACTCGGTCTTTTCGGATTCTAGTTTCTCGTTGTACTTGGCCTCTAGTTCATCCGCCGCGCTAGTTTCACCTAGCGCCCGCAATGTTGCAATTGCGCTAGTGATTTTCGCGTGCTTGGATTGAATTTTCTGGCCCGCATTAGTCGCGATGATGGTCTGGCCATCTAGCGCGCCCAATTCGCTAGCCGTGAGCAACCTAGCCGGTCGTTGAAATGCTATGATCCGGTTAGACACTAGCCACGATTTGATATCGGCATCCGTAGCGCTAGTGAAATCGAAACCTAGTTTCACCGTGACGCTAGTTTCACCGTCGGCTAGCGTGGTTTTAAACGTATGTTGGACTAGACCAATTGCCGCCCCTAGTGTATTCGCCATATTTCCTCCTAGTGGTTCGTGGAATGTTGGCGAACCTAGAACATACGTACACGCACAAATTGTCAAAGAACAACCACAATCTCAAATTATGGCACATTATAAAATGGATCTAGATGTTTGTCAACATAATTCGTAACTAGTTGAAATCATTGGATATTCGCTAGGCCACGTTTCGATGGGGAGTTTTCAACGTCAACTGCCCGGGGTTAGTCCATTTAAATCTGGTCCCAAAAAAACTATGAATGTTACAAATTTGTACATATTCATAGTCATTATATGTAACAGTAGGATAGATAATTAAATAATTTAAATAAGTTGGAATGAACTGTTAGGGCAAAATGTGTAAAGAAATACGTTGACAAACCATAGTTATTCTGGTACAATGGGTTAGAAATGTAGGAGAACTATAGACTATTTAGGAGGACAGTATGGCTAAGGGAACTAGTGACTATGTAAAGCCAAAGCAGCAAACGTATAGAGAGATTGATGAAGCGCTGGATACTACTACGAAACCAGCACCTAATCAAAAGGCACCTACATCGGCACCTAAACCTGCGCCAGCACCTAAACCAGTCGTGGAAAAAAAGTGGTGGGAACGATAGATGGAAGCGCAAGCTCAGACTCAAATGTCACTTTATGGTTTCGAGACTAGGGACGTAGATAATCGACGTTCAGGGCGAGAGCATACTCATGACATTAAGATGTTATGGCAGCGCTCGCATGAAATCCTTGGATTGGCACTCCAAGGTATGAAACAGACTGAAATCGCCAAGATCCTTAACATCACTCCTGCAACAGTATCTAACTGTCTTAACTCCACATTAGGTAAGGAAAAGTTAAGTGAGATGCGTGGTGAGCGTGATGAGCACTACGTTAAGATCAATGAAGAAATTAAGAAGCTTACCTTAAAAGCCCTTCAGACATATCATCAGTTGTTCGATCGCCAAGGTGTTGATGACAAGTTGAAAAAGGAAACTGCTGATACTATTACCTTAGATATCGCAGGCATGAGGGCTCCTACCAAAGTTGATTCTCGTTCACTTCATATGCACGCTACTGTTGAGGAAATTGAAGAGTTCAAGAAACGTGGGTTTGAAGCTGCACATGAAGCTGGTTTGACAATAGAAATGGAAAAAGTTGCTTAAAAATTTTAATCAACTGGAGATATACTATGTCTATTGCTACATTAAATATTATCAAGAATATAGTCGGAGCTGCCGGTGAAGTTGTTACTACAGCTGCTATTCCAGTTAAGAACTATGCAAAGGAAGGTTATTTCTCAGTTCAGTATCATATTAGTGCAGGCACACTTAAACTTGAATACCTAATATGTTCTACGATAGATGGAACTTATCTAGAGCCTGCAGCTGCATCTGATATTGGATCTGGCCTGTCAAATAGAGGATTTATAAGCTTCAATCCTATTCTTGCACCATTTATGAAACTTAGAGCTACCTTTACAGGTGGTGGTACTTTGAACTTATTCCTTAATATTCAATAGTGAGGTAATTACTATGGGCTGGGATGAGATAGGATTAGTTGGACCAGCTGGCGCTGATGGAGCACAAGGGCCAGAAGGACCTGCTGGACCAGCTACTGCAACATATTCTGGGAAAATAGTTTCTTCAAATGCAGATGAAATTCTTGCTCCTGGTGCAGGAAGTGGTGTATCTAAATTAACTATTGGACTAATTGAAGTTGTTTGGCTTGCGTATGTTGCGTCTGGGGCTATAAATCCAGCAAGAAAATTTCATAATTTTCAAGTCCAAGATGCAAATCCAATGAATATGACTTTTTCACCTGAGTTTTATGTTGAGTATATATTTACAGTTTACTCAACAGCTGGTGGGTCAGTTGTTATAACTCTTGATGGTTCATACACTTGGGATGGAACAAATAATAAGGCTACTTTTACTACACCAGGACAGTTATTGAAGTGTATAAGAACATCTCCTAATAGAGTGTCAATTACTGCAAATGTAGGGGTAACATTTTCATCTTAATAATTAAAGGAGTTTAATATGAAAAAGCTACTTTTGGTTTCTATGTTGGCTGTCATGTTGCTATTTAGTACCTCTGTAATGGCTGCAGATTTTAGCAAGCAACTTACCTTCGCTTGGGAGCAGGCATCTACTGACCTACCCAACCTTCAAGGCTGGGGTCTGTATGTTATGACCACTTCAGGCGGCACGAAGCCTGCTCCTATTCCTGTTACCTATACTTCTGGATCAGGTCCTTTTCAAGCATCTCAGTCCTTTACAGTAACTGGTCTGCCTGGTACTACAGTTCGTAGGTTCTTTGTCCTTGATGCAGTAGGCAAGAACCTTAAGCGTTCAGGATTTTCTAATGAAGTCTTTTACGACTTTGTAATTCCTTTCAGCGATGTAACTACACCTATGTCATTGAATGTAACAGTATCTATTGCACCGTAGGTGTTATGCAACCTCAAAACGAAATGAAGGCTATCTTGCTTGAAATACTCGAGATGGCCTTCCAAGCACCTGACATAAATGCTACACAGCAGTTAGGTGTGCAACTTTCAAATGCAGTAAAGCGTGATGGCGTAGTCATTATACAAAATCAGAATGTAGAAGTCTACGCCAAGATCATGCCTTCGATGGTTAAAGCTTTAAGGTTATGTGACTCGTTTGAACCACCAGTTGCCATTACTTACGAGCCATCTAAATTACCTGAAGTTATTGACAAGGACGAGAACGAGAATAAGGAACCTATACAACTTGTATGTGAGTGGTTTTTTAAAAATAAGTATAAGTGGAAGTTGATGCAAGATACTATAAATTCAAGTTACTTATCATATGTTATTAGTCAGTTTAAGACAAAGAAAGAAGCAGCTGAGTTTCTCGATGTTGGAGCAACTTATTTATGTAAGCTTACACCAAAGGAAGTTACTTAATGCTACAGACCATCTCAGATCATCCTGGATTTGCTTTAGGGGCTATAGCGGCTTTATTAGGTGTTATAGCCTACTTTATTAAAAAAGTATTGTCTAAGATAGATTCACACGCTGAAACAATTAATGCTATAAAATTAGATCTTGGTGTTCAGTTAGCTAATTCAAGACTTCTTTTTAGAGAAGATATGACATCTATATTTAATGACACTTGTTCAGAACGCCAAGGATCATGTGCAAGATTGCAGCAATCTAAGTTAGACACCTTAACAGCTACACACACAGCCATATGCGCAAAACTTGGTCGTATAGATGTCGAGCGTAGGGAAGCCTGGTCTGAACAGCGTAGATGGAATGATAAACTTGAAGACATGGTTTATAGAAATGGTAGATCTAAGGTGTAAAATGAATAAGCCTAATAAGATTATCCTACATCATAGTGCAACTGAAGATGGGCCTACAGTATCTTGGGGAGCCATTAGACGTTATCATGTTAAAGAGTGTTCCTGGGGAGCTATTGGTTACCACTTTGGTATCGAGTTGGTAGGTGACTATTATGAAGTCCTAGTAGGCCGTCTCCCTCATGAACAAGGTGCTCATACCCAAGGTCAGAATACTCAGTCTATTGGCGTCTGTTTCATTGGTCAGTTTGACAACAAGCCTGTTCCGCCAGATCAATGGAAACAGGGTCTATGGCTCTGCAGATATCTCATCAGTGAGTTTCAAATCAATCCTGATGAAATCTATGGTCATAGGAGTTTTGCCAACAAGACTTGTCCTGGTAAGATGTTTGATGTAGAACTATTCAAGCAACAAATATAAGGAGATAACATGAAAAGACAATTAAATTTTTTAATCATCTTGATTTTCCTCCTAGTCGGCTGTGCAACTACAGGTCTGGTCACACCTGATAAGATGACTCCACAAGGTAAAGCTGCATTCACACTTCAACTCTACAACAATGCAGATGCTAATTATCGTGCTCAGTTTAATGCATCACCTAAACCTCTAACCGAGGACATGAAACAGTACTTTCGAACCTATAAAGCTGTGTTAGAAGGTTCCGCACCTGTTATTGACCTTTACGCTACTACCATCAAAAGTGGTGGTCTTCCTACTCCTGAGCAGGAAGCACAGATTCTTGCCATTATCTATAAACTTCAAGCTATGCTTGTAAAAGCAGGAGGCTAATATGCCAGTTACCGAAGTTGTCGCTGCAGGTTTGATGGCTGCTTTGATCCAAGGTATTCAGGCCTGGATGGCTATGGCAAGGCAAGCTGGATTGACTGAGGCACAGATTAGTGCACTGATGGATGAGCAGTATGCTATCTTTCAAATGAATATTATAAGTCCTCTACCTGATCCAGATATGGTCATTCCTGGCCCATTGAAGGAGTAAGTTATGGCTGAGAAAGAATTCACTGGGACAAAATTTGAGTTGTTTATTAATTTACTTAAACAACCAAGTACAACAAAGGGAATTCTTGGGTTAATTGCAGTAGTTGCTACCAGATTTGGTATGAAAGATTTTCTTTCGCCTGAGGATTATTCTATGTTTGTTGAGGGAATTGCTACTATCTATTTCTTAATCGCAATCTTTTGGCAGAAGAACTAACTAAAATGGACTATTTTATCACAGGCGGAAGTGGCTTTATCGGTCAAAACCTAACAAGCCACCTAGTACTTAAGGACATGGAGTTCAAGATTGCAGATATCAACTGCATTCCGGCAACTAATGCTTATTGCATAGACGTCACAGCACGTCTTCCATTAATTAAAGGTGATACTATAGTCCATTTAGCTTCAGAAACTAATGTAAGGAAGTCTTTGGAGTTTCCAAAGCTTGTTATTAATAAGAATACTGCAGGTCTTTTGAATTGTATAGATTTACTTCAAAAAGGTAATTTTAAGACTTTAATATTTACATCTTCTGCAAGTTCTCACTTATCATCATCACCTTATTTGGCGTCAAAAGCTGCGTGTGAAGCCATCTGTAAGGCTTATTCTACTTCATTTGGACTAGATATTAGGGTCCTAAATTTGTCAAATGTCTATGGTCCTAATGCTACACATAAAGAAAGTATAGTTGCTAAACTTATTAAAAACTGTATTGATAAAGTGCCATTAACTATATATGGAAGTGGTTTACAGTCAAGAGATTTTATCCATGTAGATGATGTTATTGAAGCTATTTATAAGGGCAAAAGCGGATATATTGCAACTGGCAAGTTAACTACAATTAATACTTTAGTTAGTAAGCTTCTAGATATCTCATCAGTCTTACTAGGTTATTGTCCAAGAATTAATCATGAGAATCCTATTTTAGGTGAAGTACTAACACCTGATGTTAGATCAGATTTAGATCATACTATTGGAATTGACCAAGGTTTAGTATCAACTTTCATGTGGTTTAAGGATAATTATGCCTCTAAATGTCTGGAGTGATAAAGAAGTAAAAAGAGCTGAAAGTACATGGGGCCAGAAGCTTCCGCAGTATTCTCTGGATATGTACAACTTTGCTATTGAAGGTGTTAATAGCTGGCTTGACCTCGGCTGTGGATTTGGTAGGTTTTTAAATTATCTACTCACAATAGACGAAGATCCTAATTACATAGGCTATGATGGCTCACCTGATATGATAGCTAGAATATCAGAAAGATTTCCAATCTATGCATCACGTGTCTTTGTCCATGACATTACTAAACCTATCCTAAATGCACAAGAGTCTGTAGTATGTAGTGCAGTACTAATTCACATTACAGCTGCTGAACAACTTAAAGTACTTACTAACATTAAAACTATCAATCCTAAAAAAGCAGCTTTTGACATCAACTGTCCAGCTGAAAGTATTATGAAAATCAAGCCTTACTTTGAGAAAGTTATCAAGGGTGCCGAGGGTACATTTAGGATGACTTGGCAATCTTACTATGAGTTCACTAATCTAGTTTCCAAAATCTTTGATGGTTATAAAGCAGAAATTAAATCCTATGATCTTAAACAAGGTCGTAATAAAGTCCTTTATATGCTGGAAAGGTTATAATGAAACTATCTATTATCATCAGTAACCGTAATGACATAGTCATGTTAAACGTCACTCTCAATAACGCCATTGAGATGCTTAAGACCATAGACATGGATGGTGAGATTGTAGTATGCGACAACTCAGATAATGATATCTATAAATTAATGCCTATTGCGTATCCAACTGGGTGGATTAAGAAAGGTTGGGTTAAGGTCCTACGTCAAGAAGATCCATGCTTCACTAGCGCTCGTCATAGAGCAGCGGAGGCAGCAAAAGGTGAATATCTATTTTGTGTTGACTCTCATGTACTTTTCGGTCTTAATACCCTTCGAGATTCTATTAACTTTATGGATAGGCACAAAGATGATGACAAGTTGGGGTTCGGTCATCCTCCAATTCGCTGGGCGCACCAGGGTCCTGCTGCTGTAAAGCACGCTCTTAAGGTAAGTCCATCTGGTCTACCTAATGGTGGTTGGGACTGTGCTTACACAGTTGAACGTAAGATGTTCTGGAAGTTCATGCCTTGGATTTGTCGTAGAGATTGGTACCTTAATACGTTAAAAGGTTATGGTACCCACGCTACTGCCATGCTAAGCTGGGGTGGCGCTGAGGCACTTCAACAGGTTAAATCACTAATGCTAGGTTACGAGAACTGGGCGATTATCACTGATCCAGTAGCTCACATAGGTCCTTATTCACCTGAGGTAGTTAAAACTGGCCAATACAAGTATCGGACCTATACTGCAAATGGTAACTATCCACATGGCTTTGGTGTCCTTGCAGCTTATTATGTTCTAGGTGGTGATGTAGAAGGTTACAAGCATGCTAAGATTGGTGAGGAAGCTTTCTTTAATAGACATCATATTAAAGTCGACGACTACTGGCCAAAGGTTAGAGAAGTTGCAAAAGCTGAAAATGAATGGCTTAATGAACGTAAGAAGTATGGTTATATAGAATTACTAACAACTAAGCCATGGGAAGTCAATTAAAAAATTTAATTAACTATGATTGAAGACCCAGCTATACAATCTTTATTATCTGCCTGTTCTAGATCAACTAGAATGGTGGCTAAGACCTTCTTTCCTGAACGCTTCACTATGCCATTTGCAGAGGAAGTGCATGGAAAGATTTTTAATCTTATAGACGGTGATGATAATAAGAATGCTATTGCTGCACCTCGTGGTTGGGGTAAGACGTCCATTGTAGCGCTAGCCCTAATGGCTCGTTATATACTATTTCATCATACTCATTTCATATGCTACATTAACAAGTCACACGATGCAGCTTCATTGCAGACTGAGAATCTACGACGTGAGCTTGTAACCAACAAGATGATCAAACACTTCTTCGGTGACTTTCGTCAACGTGATGTAGCGAAACATGAGTTTGAGGAAGTATTTAGTAAGAAGGCATGGGTGGCTTATGACACTCTTATATGGCCTCGAGGTGCTGGACAACAGGTTCGAGGTGTTCTATTCAAGAACGACCGGCCAGGGCTTATCGTTATTGATGATCTGGAAGACCCACAGTCGATTGAAAACGAGGAGATGCGAAAAGCTTGGTACCAGTGGCTTTATGCAGATGTTATTAAGGCAGTTCCACGTCTTCATAGGAACTGGAAGATAGTTTATATAGACACACTTAAACATGAAGATTCGGTGTTACAGAAGTTGTTGGATTCTAAGGAGTGGGCTAGTGTACGTCTTGAGGCTTGCGATGATAACTTTAAGTCTGTTGCTCCTCAGTTCATGTCAGATGAAGACATAGCTAAGGAATGGGATGAGCACGTTAATGCAGGACAGACCGATGTCTTCTTTCGTGAACTTCGTAATCTACCAGTTTCCACAAAAGATTCTGCGTTTCGTAAGGAATACTTCCACTATTACAATGTACCTTTTGGTAAGACTGAAAGTGAGAATGATCTTAAGTTAACTGATGCTGATATACAAGAAAACAAGCATATTGAGACAGTAGTTATTCTCGATCCTGCCAAGACAGTCAAGATTCACTCTGCTGAATCTGCTATCTTAGGTATAGGCATAGACCTTAGTAATGCTAAGCTTTACATTCGAGATATCATTTCAGAGAAGATGTATCCTGATGAAATCTACAAAGAACTCTTTGGAATGGCTATAAGACTGGATGCAAAAGTAATAGGTGTTGAAGAAACTTCGTTAAACGAGTTTATCAAACAACCTATCAAGAATGAAATGTTTAAGCGTGGAAAGTTCTTTGAATTAATATGGCTTAAAGCACGTGGAGGGATGAAGAAGGAACTAAGGATTAAGGAATTGGTTCCTTATTATAGAATGGGATATATCTATCATAATGCATCCTGTGAGAGTATAAAGAAGTTGGAAGGTCAACTTTTAATGTATCCTCGTTCGGCCCTCTGGGACATTATGGACTGTGAAGCTTACATCATTGAGATGCTTGAGTTAGGTGAGCGTTACTTCAGTCCTAATGATAATCCTCAGGATTCAGAAGCTGAATTTAGAGAACTTGAATATGATAAGCCTATAGAAGATTGGAGAGCTGCATAGTTAATTAAATTTTTTAAAGGACTTATTTAAATGTCTGACTGGAATTTATCTGGAAATACTCATAGATCAATCTTCTATCCTAGTGGTACAGCTGATGGTACAGTAATATCAACTGGAAATCCAGCAGGGACTAAAGGAGCATGGGCAACAGTAATTAGTTCTACTCCATTTGATTGTTATATTACTTTTGGAGTAACTAATCAGAATATTTATCAAGATTACTTAGTCGATATAGCTATTGGTGCTGCCGGAAGTGAAAGAATTATAGCTAGTAATATTGCTTATTGTCACTTTTTAGGGCTGTATCAATTTGGAAGACCTCATTATACAATACCTATATTTATACCTGCTGGTGTAAGAGTTGCATTTAGGGCTAGTAGTTCAGTAACTGCATCTCAAAGTTTAATAATATGTGTAGGAGCTTTAGCTGTAGGCGACTTTATTAAGCCTCAACTTGGATCATTTATTACTACATATTCTGGAACACCTGATCCTGGTGCAACTCCAAATACTAAAGCTGCATGGGTTCAATTTTCTGCATCTACAACATATAAAGGTAAAGGACTATTTGCATCTTTCCATGGTAGATCAAATTCAGCTAGGCTTAATTATAACTGGCGCTTGGATATTGGAGTAGGAGGAGCTGGAAGTGAGAGTGTTATAGTTTATGATTTTATACTTGTATCTAATACATCTACAAGTACAATCTCTCCTATGTGTACTCCATTCTTTCATACAGCTATACCTGCTGGTTCTAGGTTAGCTGCTAGAACTCAATGCACTGGTGCTGATGCTACTGATAGATTGTTTGATATGTATATACATATACTAACATAAAGGAATACTAAGATGACTGTTGCAAGTGTTGGCTCTGGTACTCAGACAGCTACTGTAACAACTGAGCATACTCTAGATACTGAAACAACAGCTGGAGTATATGTATTAGTTGTTGATACTAATGCTATGGTAGCTGGAGATGTACTAACCTTAAAAATAAAGACTAAATGTAGGGTAGGTGGAACTTCTAGGTTAGCATTTAGTGCAGAATATGCAAATGCACAAGCTGATCTTATTAAGTATTCACCACCTATACCTATAGATGTTGAGATAGTTTGTACGCTTACTCAAAATGAGGGAACTAGTAGGGACTTTCCTTGGAGTTTATTAAAGTTGTAATATGTCTATATTACTTAGAAATATGGCAGCTATGCTGCCTGAAGAGCTTGTTGCAACTACTGTAGCACCAACTACTGTAGCACCAACAACTATAGCTCCTACAACCTTAGCACCTACTACATTAACTCCTACTACATTAACTCCTACTACATTAGCACCAACAACACTTTTATCAACAACATTAGCACCAACAACTTTACTACCAACAACTTTAATGCCAACTACTTTAGCACCAACAACCTTAGCACCTACAACTTTGTTGCCTACAACCTTAGCACCTACAACTCTGGCTCCATCATTAGGAGTATTAATAGATGGAAAATTAGTTAATAAATCCATCTTATTTGGGAGATTAGTTCAATGAACTATCTTGGCGACTTTGCTGAAGATGCGATAGTTAGAATATTATTTACTACCCATGATAAAGATGGTGGGACTATCGCTCCTTCAAGTGCATTTGAGGCTGATGATTTTCATATCTATAAGGATTCGCTAACTGAAAAACTTACTACTAATGGATTGAGTATAAGTAGTCCATTTTCAGGTCTTCATACGTTACTTATAGATACATCAGTGGATACTGGAGATGCTGGATTCTGGACAGTAGGTAGTGAGTATTTTGTGGTTCTAGATCCAGATGAAACTGTTGATGGTGAGTCAGTTGTTAAAGTAGTTGGTTCATTTTCTATCGAGCGTGCAGGTGGTGCTCTTGCACTTACAAAGGTTGTTGATGGAATAGTAGATGATATTCTACTTGACACAGCTGAGATAGGAATAGCTGGTGCAGGGCTTACTAATATCAACTTGCCAAATCAGACTATGGATATCACTGGTAATATAACTGGTAACTTATCAGGTTCAGTTGGTAGTGTAACAGCTCTGTCAGCTGCTGCAGTTGATTCTATCCTTGATGAGACAGTTGAGGGTGCATTAACACTTAGACATATTACTAAGATTCTTCTTGCCTATATGGCTGGACGATCAACTGGTGGTGGTACAGTAACTATCTCATTCAGAGATCAGGCTAATACTAAGAATCGTATAGTTATGACTGTCAATGCTGATGGTGATAGATCTAATGTGGTAGTGGATGGTACCTAATGGCTTGTGAATATAGAAATCTTCCTGACTTTCCTAAGCGAGGTCTTCCATTAAGATCTTGGCCAGACCTTGCTAGAGTAATGCTTAGGAATATACTATATGCACCTTGTGATCATGAGTTTAATTCACCTATTGTAGATCAACTTGCATTAGTTTCATTAATCACAGGTACTTTATCACTTGACTCTATTATAGTTGACAAACTTAATATAAATTCTCTTATATGTTAGGAGCCTATCAATGGCTGACAAAGTGTTCGTAAATGATGAGATTCTACTTACCTTAAGTACAGGTAAGATATTAACCATCTATGCTGATAAGAGAGTTAAGTTTGAAAAACCTAACGGTGTTAAAGGTTATTGGACTGCAGCTATTCATCCATCTATTAATACAAAGATACAGGCTACAGTCTACTTTGACATGGAAGGTATTTGGAAAGTTCAAGCATTTGTCTCAGATGGTGCATCTGAAACCTATCATGGAATGTGGACTGATGTTAAAGTATATGAAGCTTTAGCACCTGACACTACAGTATTGCCTACTACTGTGGTACCAACTACATCAGCTCCGTAGGTAAGTATGAATAAGCTAGCTATAATGGGATTAGGTAAAAGTAGAAAAGAGTATCCAGTTAATGATTCAAGCTGGGACTTTTGGGGACTTAATAACTTATACAAAGTAATGCCTAGTATAAGATGGGATAGATACTTTGAGATTCATAGATTTTCACTATATAATGGTAAGTTTTTTCGTAAAGGTAAAGATGAGTTTAGGGGAATGTCTATAGATAGTTATCTAAATGATTTATATAACTTAAATACACCAGTTTATATGCAAGAAGAATATCAAGTATTATTGGATAACTCTATGCCTCTTCCAAAGGAAAAACTTATTAATGAGTTTGGAAGGTATTTTACTAGCACTCATTCATGGATGCTAGCTATGGCAATTAAAAGAGGATATTCAACTATAGGTATGTTTGGTGTAGATATGGATGACCCTGAACATATAGATAAACGTCAATGCTTTGAATATTTCTTAGGTATTGCTAGAGGAAAAGGAATAGAGATAATTATTCCACCTTCGTGTCCTTTACTTAAATCACATACTCTTTATGGGATTGAAAGTTAATTAAATTTTTTAACTGACTGGAGTATAAAATGCCTTACATAGTGACAGGTGACCAGCCTAACAAAATGGATGTCTATACCAAGGATAACTATGATTATGAATATCCTAATGGTTTAGATCTTAAACCTGGTAGTGAATTCCATAATGAGATTAGGGGTAAAATCTGGCAGCGTGCGAGGGAATCTCGTAATGAGATGTCTAAGCGATTTAGCTCGTGGAATGAGATAGATCGTGTGCTGACTACTTATATTCCAGCTAGTGATAAGGAAAAGCTTATTAAACAAAAGGATTCTAGGAAACCTATTT